AAAACCTCCCCATTAACCAATGAACAATTCCTTGGGGCTTATGAGGGACGTAAGCATACTATTTATAGTAGGGCCATTGAGAGTCTAACCAAGCGTCCATTGTGCGGTAAGGACGCTGAGGTTAAGTACTTTATGAAGGTTGAGAAAGTCAACTTCACTTCCAAACCGGATTCTGTGTGTCGGGGAATTAGTCCACGCAGTCCCCGCTTTCACGTATCTCTCGGTCCGTACATTAAGAGGATTGAGAAACTCGTATATCGTCAAATCGACGATATATGGGGCTCCCCAACTGTCATGAAGGGCTATAATTCCCAGCAGCGTGGCAAACATATATTGGCAAAGTGGCGTAAGTTGAAGGACCCTGTCGCAATAGGCATAGATGCGAGCAGGTTCGACCAACATGTGAGTGAAGATGCATTGAGATTTGAACACGAAGTGTACAAATCTTATTTCACAGGACCACACAAAGCCAAGCTGTCTGCGATGCTGCGTCGCCAACTCCGAAATAAAGGAGTTGGCTATGCCCAGGATGGCAAGCTTAAGTTTCATGTGGAAGGTGTACGTATGAGTGGAGACATGAATACATCCTTAGGAAATGTCCTGCTCATGTGTATGATCACCCATGACATGAAGGCAGCTTATTCATTGGATTTTGATTTTGTCAATGATGGAGATGATGGAGTCATATTCATAGAAAGGCGGCACTTAAGACGATTGTCAGCCATAATAAGTAATCATTACTTAAAATATGGCTTTAATGTCGTATTGGAGGCCCCTGTATATGAGCTAGAACACATTGAGTTTTGTCAATGTAGACCCATAATGGTCACTGAAAATGAATGTTTAATGGTGAGAAATGTTGAAACCTCCTTTGATAAGGATTGTTGCAGCGTTTTGCCTTTAAACAGCACTAGTGGACCAAAGTGGGCCAGGGCTGTCGGCGAGTGCGGTCTCTCTCTCGCTGGATGTGTTCCTGTGCTGTCAGAATTTTATAAAACACTAACCAAATACTCCAATAAGAAAATCAAGCTATATAGTGAAGGTCTTACTCGTTTGTCTGAGGGTATGGACATGAGAAGGCAAGTTCACCATATCGCTAGATATTCGTATTGGAAGGCATTTGGGGTGCCACCTGATAAGCAGCTAGCCATAGAAGAGTATTATCGCAAGTGTGAAGTACATTTCAACAAAACCACTTGTCATTACCAAAACAACCCCACCCTACACTTGTTGTAGGGTTATCCGAACGTAGCCCCTGGTTTTCCTTTCCAACACCCTCTGT